TTTCACGGGTAATAATGAACCCGAGCGCATAGACGACGTGCGTATAACGAGTCGTGAAGGTTTGTTGTTCGCTATCATACGTAATCGGCGAACCTTCAGGCTTTACGACTTGCAGACCGAACGACGAAACACCAACATCCTCTTCATACTGCTTGCGCGATGTGAAGCGTTCGAAGAGTTTATCCCATTCAACAGGATACTCAGCATATTCCTTGCCATACCAAGCATTGACACCTGGCCAAAGGGCCTTGGCAAAGGAAGAACTATTAATAATACCAGCCATTTTCTATTCCCCTTATTGATTAAACACCAGCAGCGCCAGTGCCACCGTTCAACTGATGGTTATTGATATAGACGAGAACTTTGGGGTTAGCCGCAGTAATATCATTATCAACACGTTGAATGGCACCATGAATGCGCAGAGGCAAAGTTGCCGTAGTTGCAACCGTAGTGCCATCCACTGTCTCACCTGATTGACCAGTGACGGTCGAACCACCCGCATCCGTTACGTTTGCATTCTTGTTGAACGACGTAGCGGCAATAGTGCCTGTATATTGAACCTCATACACCGTATCCGGAGCATCGGCAACAAGAACATATGACGCCGTCGAGGCCGCCCGATACTGCGGGCTATTTAGGTTAAGGGGGTTAATAGTAAAACCAACTGCAACACCTACTGCTGCGGAGTCCGTACCTGCGACGAATTTCGCCACACCCGGAACACCACCAATAGCACCTACACCCGGAATAACCGTTTGACCAGCCGTATCCGAAGCAGTAGAGAGTTTCACCAAGTCACCTTGATAGATTGCCGTACCATCGCTGGCCGATGCAAAATATCGAGTAACTTGGCCATTCCACGGAGAACCGTCGATGTGAAGCACCGGACGGAAACCGTTTACACGACTAACGTTAGCCATTTGTTAAATCTCCATTAAATAGATAAGATAAACACTGATATGGCTAACATGGACTTTTTATGCTCGACCAGAGCGATCAATTTTGACAGAACCATATTCGCCATCAGCAGTATTTGGCCGGAGCGTTTCTTCAGTAGCGCGGTTCTCTTGTTCAAGATATCGTTGGATTTCTTCGTATTCATCCTTATGGATTTTCATCACATAAGCTTTCATACCAGTTCCACCATCGACAATTGAATATGCGAGAGAGCCAAGCTCAGAAGCTTCCTCTGCACGGAACGTACCGGTATCTACCTCGTCGTTCTTGCACAGTTGCCAGCCAGCTTGTTGAAACATAGCAACTCGACCCGGCTGATCGTTTACAAAACGATACTCAAAATTCGGATCTTTGCCATGGACTACCAGTTTAGCCATCGTACCAATCGGTCGACGGACAGGCCGAGCACTTGCTGCCTCATTTACAGAATCTGCGGATGCGTTTCGCGTACGTGTCATTTTAGTATCCTCTGGGATTAAGAATTCTTTGTTGCTTTAAGTTGCGAAATATAATCGGCTTCGGTGATAACACCTGTGTCAACAATACGTCGCATAATCTGTCTCTCGACATCACTCAATTCAAATGCAGTTTCAGATTTGGTGGCCGTTGCACGGCTGCGCTGACCTTCAACTGCACCCGGTTTATCCCGGTTAGGATTTGAGAATTTCTCGGCAAATCGTTGCTTAACTTCCTTCGTCAACGTTGTAAGAACTTCTCGGGGGGAAAGGCCTTCTGACGCTAATTCCACACCACGAGCGTCCGCCCAACCTCGCATTGTCCGATTGGATTCATACCATTGGTTGTTATTGATCCAATTCTGAAGTTCAGGATGAACTGCCGGCTCGGCAATTTCTTGAACTTGTTGTTGTTGAAGGACTCGTTGTTGTTCTTTCACGAGATCAATCCGATCATCAATCTCTACAACTTTATCAGCATCACCTTCATTCAGTGCTGCCTTCTTTTCAGCCTTAAGTGCCTCTACAGCACGTTGGTATTCAACTTCCCGGATCTTGGTATTGTGTGTTGCCAGTTCCTTCAGGGCCCGCTTCAGTTCCTTCATTTCCTTCGATTGGGATTCAATCTTACGGAAAAGTTCACCACGTCGGACAAACTCAGCATAATCTACAAAGCGATCAGGATCACCTTCATATTCAGTTTTGGGAACCCAACCCTGAGACAGAGCCTCTTCCATCAACGGAGTTACTTCCCCCGGAACTACTGTGCCTTCATTTTGATTTGCATTTTGGACTTCGTCAGTCATCTTAATATTACTCCTCTACGTGGATGGCGAGTACGTCGTCATCATTAATCACAACAACTTCAATGTCACCATCTTTGATGTGTTTACCACTATGTCGGGCATAAGTTACAAGTGAACCTGTTTTTACCGGAACTGCTAGATCATGTTTCTTCACATAATCAAGGAATGCCGTTGGACCAACATCAATTACAACGCCCTTATCAATCTGATTCCCATGATATTTGGTTTCTTCCGTGATACCCTTAATCAAACCAAGTTCCTTCAATTTAGCATCTGTTTCATCGTATTCTTCGAGTTCAACAGGCTTGACCACCAATCGGTGCAGAACAGCTTTAACTGTCATCTTTAGTTTCATCCTCTATTAGATCATTAATCTGCATATTAAGAACTTCATTAATACCAGCGAGGATGCCTGCATTATAGCGATCTTGTTGGGCATCTTTGCCAGCATTAACTTCCAAATCCTGAAGGAGGTTTGCGCGCAGCGCCTTCAGGTATTCAAACATTGCTACGCTTATTTCTTGCCTTTTCCAGTCTGAGAAGGCTTGTTGTGCTGAGCTAATTTGGCTTTCTCCCGTGTCTGTTGGATATTGGCCTTATGGGTTTCGGCACCATGTTTCATCTCAGCTTGATGACTTTCTTGTGTCATTTGTATCTGTTGATGATTCATTTGTTGCTGATGTTGCATCTTAAGATTCTCACCTTGGATTTGAGCCTGCACTTGGTGTGCTTGGGCCTGTGCTTTCATTTGAGATTCTTGAGCTTGCATCTGCATCTTTTGTTGGTGCTCTTGTTGCTGCATTGCCAATTGCTGCTGCTTATCGCGAGCATTCAACTCCATTTCCTGCTGGCCCATACTCAGCTTAAGCTGTGCTTCTTGTTGTTGGGCCTGCTGCTTCATCTGAAGTTCTTGAACCTTCGGATCAGGCTGAGGCGGAGGCATCTGGCCTGTTTGTTGAACTGCTTGGTTGAACAATTTCTCGTAATTCGGTTGTTCTTGCGCCTGCAGTACTCGCGTAACCACTGCGATGGGGTCAAGAACGCCGAGTGGGAGAATTTGAAGTAAAGATTCCGCTTTTTGGAGTTTCTCTTGAGCTGATACAGCGTTCGGATCAGCTGCCGGAATAACATGATATGACGTTTCGTCAAAGTCATCCGGACCAATCTGTTCCCCGATAATCGCCGAGTATGTTTGCGGATCGAGGTAAGTCGCATTGAGTTTGAAGAGTTTGCAGAATTCCTCTTGGAGAGCACGATAGATTCTCTTGTAGATGGCCGTGAACACTTTCATACCCTGTTCAACTGTCGCCATTGTAGTCGTTGCTGGAGTGTTTTGTCCGGGCATTTTACCCGTAAAAATCTCTGCTACTGATGCCAGTTCCTTACCAGAAGTAATAAGAGTGCCCATCAATTGGAATAAGACAGGGCTCGGTTCTTTGGTAGGTAAAGGAAAGATCTGTTTCTTAAGATCATCACCCACTGCGTTAACGGCGGTCCACTGACCCGGCATGAATCGCATATCTCCCATGCGAAGACGAAGTCCTTTGCCAATAAAACCACTCTGAAGATTGTTCAAAGTGCCGCTATCCACTAGTTGATTGATAAGGGTGTTGACACTCTCATTCAGAGGTCCAAGCAACATTCCAAACCCAATATCGTAGAAACTACCATCAGGACTAGGAATAAAACCAAACTTGGTATAGTACTGAATTGGATCAATTTGAGCCAACGTACCATCTTCGTTAAAATGCATTGTTGTTTCATCATAACGAGCAGCAATACGAAGAATCTTTTTGGATTGCCGGTGGAATGTTACGATGTAAGGTTCAGCATAATCATCACCGTCAAGATCATAATAACAATGTTGTTCAATAATCTCATATGGTGTTGTTTCATCATTAGATGGCATTGCCCATGTACTTTTAGTTCGAATCTCACTAAATGGAATGCTCGGCGGTGCCCCAAGATTAACGTCTTTGCAGAAAATTCCACTCATCTGCCGTTGTTTAACCAATCGTTTGGACATGGGAATGATCTCACTGATCCGTTCCACATCATTCAAATTAGTTGCCCAATAATTAACAACAATAGACTTCGGAAGCAGAACATGGGAACAATTCTTTTTCTTTACTGAATCCCAGTATGTTTTTTTAAACATAGTACCAACAATTGGGAGCATGATGAGAAGTTTATCCATACCCTCTTCCCAACCATCCATTTGATGCATAATGTCATAAGACATATAGGTACTGATGCGTTCTGCTTGGTTTTGCTTGGAATCATCGGGATCTTTACCAATTACTTGTCCAAGAACCAGTTGACCATCTGAAGGAACCAACGTAGGATAAGCCCGTGCAGCAAACTGCATAGCAGCAGTAGATAAAAGAGGATACTTGACATTCGAGGCTTTTGGCCAAGGATATGCCTTTTGTTCTTGAATCTGCTGAGCCAGTTTAGTATACTCATCAATCTTTCGTTCCCACTCTTGACGGGACTCAAGATCCCGCTCAAAACCTTCTGAAGCTTCAATAGCAATCTTTTTGAGAAGTTCCTCATCAAGTTTTTCAGCAATATTTACTGCTTCGATGTATCCACGAAGACGAGTATTTTGATCTCCTTGATCCGGATGTGGGATATCCGGCTGTTGGGCCGGTTGGGGCATTTGATTCATCTGTTGTTGCTGTGCCCCAAGTTGCTGACCTGCTTCTTGAAGATTATATGGATCTTGGTTCGGATCAAACCCTTGTTGAGGTGACCCACTTTGCATTGCATCGAGAGCCCCACCGGGCGTATTTGTACCGAATGCCATCCTTAGTATCCTGTCATTGCACTGCGGCCTGCGTCAGACAGACCACTGTTTTCGTATTCGTCTTGGTAGGCGTCTTCTTCTATTTCTTCCTTAGTCGGCGCTTCCACAATAACGTCAAGCATAAGTCCAAGATAAGCAAAAGCATCAACCTGATCATCATGTTTGTCCCGAGGGAATCTCATCAGTTCATCTTCAAATACTGGATACCAATCACCAGACTTGTCGAACTTGACACCGTGGGCTCTCATACGAGCCTGAATAGAGCGACTACGAGTGATCTTGTCCTTACCCCCATGCTTTAATGGATAATAGGTCATGAAGTTATTGTGCCTAATCATTTCTTCCCGGAGGAATGGCCCAATGGCCTTTGACACCTGCATTTCTTCAATTCCTATAGCTTCTGGTTGATACAGTTTCTGTAAAGCCAGAAGGCAATCCACAATCTCTCTGCCGTCCATTCGTTCTCGGATGACATTTCGAATTTGTAACCGTTTGTCCTCATCCACCGCTCCCACGATGAAAACAGAGTAATCAGCTGTCTCTTTGTCAGAAATGGCCAAATCTGCTGTGATATAGAAATGAACCGGCTTCTTAAAATCTTCCTCTCTACATGGGAGGAAATCTGCTCTTCTAAAGTACGTTGTGGATTCGTCGATAGGGATATTAAGATACTCTTGGGAATATCCATCTTGCATACCTCTTTCAAAAGCATCTGCTCGTTCCATCTTGAAGAACTCCACTGTCTTCTTTTGAGGCCAGAGAAGATGGCTGAAGTCATCAGTATGGGCACGATATTTAATCGACTTCCACTTACCCCGACGAGTTGTATACTGCTTGAGGGGTTCAGTTACTGTCATCTTATCATAGGGTTTCGGCATCAGATTCTCAAGCATGGAATCCATGTGAAGAATTGTACCAACTACTCTAATGATTCCCTTATCTGACATACATGGAAGAAGTGCATTGGTAAACCACCGTTTGAATTTCATACGACGATCCTTGTTCATCACAAGCTCATCATTTTCCATATCGTCACAAATAATGAGGTCAGGACGGGAACTGTTCCAGAGCAATCCACGAAGCTTTTGTTCAGAACCTTTAGCGATAATCCGGAATTTTGCTCCGTCATCAAACTCAACAATGATGTCAGTTTCGCTGTCTTTTACAAACTGAACAAGACCTTTCTCATTCTTTTTAAGGCCAAATAACTCAATCAAGGTGTCATTCTCGGTCAATGCTTGTTTGATATTACCAAGAAATAGACTTGCTTGAGATTCAGTATCAGAAATCAGAACCATGAACTTTCGTTCACGAAACAGTAAAGTAGCTAATCCATAACCAAGAGTTACTGCAGTGCTCTTGGCATGACCACGTGGCGCAGAAATAGCGACATATCGATAAGCTGAAGTACATAATTCCCAAACTTCTGTGTGAAACTCAGGAGAGGCACAACTATCTTCAAACTTCGGAGCAAGGACACTTCCGACAAAACCAGCTACCACCTCCTTGTTGAGCTTCATTTCGACCGATTGCCCTTCGATCGATTTGCACTGGAGCTAATTGCTCGTAGATTCGATCGGCTATTAGAACCGCCTTTAGATACTGGTTTAATGTGGTCCACATCTTTACCATCACCTTTAGAAACTTTTCCTTCCTTGGCCAACTCTCGTCTGGCCAGATCTCGCTCGACGCGATTGTGCCGTTGTGTAGGTGAGGATTCGTACTTCTTGTCATAGGAGTAGTCTCGACTCCCATCAGGATTCTTCCTTGGCATTATGCTTCTCCGGCTCTGGAGCGAAGATCACATCAGTGACTTCGACTGGTTTAGTAGTTACTTG